CCTTGATGCGAAGTGCTGAATGGCAAGAACAACAACCTGCAAGATAATGGATATCAGAAAGCACCAAAATATATTAGCCGTGTTGTATTTTGCAGCAGGTTATTTCTTTGCTTTTACTTTATTATTTACAACTACAGAAATACACTTAAAAGCCTGTGGTTGTTTATGTACAATTTACTATACTTGGCTATTAGCCGAACAACTATAATATGAAAACACAAGTCTTACTTTTAATTACAAAAATTAAACTCAATCTATCAAAGCTAATGGCAATCATTTTTTCGTTTTTTTTACCTATAGTTGGTATTCTTATACTTATAGGCGCAGCAGTATTACTTGACACACTTTCTGGTATTTACAAGTCACGCAAACTTAAACAACCGATCACAAGCAGAAAGCTAAGTGCAATCATTTCAAAAATTTTACTTTATGAAGCTACAGTTATACTATTCTATTTGATTGACTATTTTTTAGTTAATGAAATAGTATATTCTTTCTTTAGCATAGAAATGTTAGTAACTAAAGTTTTAGCACTTACACTTGTTTCTATTGAAGTAGTATCTATAAATGAAAACTATCGTGCTATCTATCAAAAGGACATTTGGAGTGCGCTTAAGAACTTGTTTGCTCGTGCTAAAGAAGTTACTCAAGACTTTAAAAACATCAAAAAAGATGAAGATTTGTAAATGTTGCAACCAACCGATTAAATCAAATAGTAAATATTTATACATATTTGATAACGGTCACGGTGGCATAATAGATGGTGTATACCAAACGGCTGGTAAAAGGTCTCCTATTTGGCCAGATGGATCACAATTATTTGAAGGCGAATTTAATCGTGCTATAGTAAAACGACTAATGAAGCTTTGTAACGATGCGAATATAGACTGTGTTAATTTAGTGGACACCAATATAGATATACCGTTAAGTACAAGAACGGCACAGGCTAACGAAATCTACAGAAACACGGATAAACCTTGCATTTATATTTCTATTCACGCCAATGGTTTTACTGAAGAAAGTGCAAACGGTTGGAGTTGTTATACTTCAAAAGGCGAAACACAATCTGATGCAATCGCAACTATTCTATATGAAAAGGCAGAAGCTGAGTTTCCAGACGAATACATAAGAAAAGACACTTATTCAGACGGTGACGTAGACAAAGAGGCTAATTTTTGGGTACTTGCTAAAACGGCTATGCCTGCAATATTAAGTGAAAACTTTTTTATGACTAATTACGATAATTGCCATAAGTATTTAATGACTGAAGAAGGAAGAGACAGAATAGCCAAAATACACTTTCAAATGATACAAGAATTAGAGAAATGAGAATAATCGCTATAATTTGCGTTTTAACGCTTTTTTCTTGTTCAGCTAAGTATCACTATAGAAAGGCACTTAAAAAAGGCTTAGAAGTCGTTAAAACAAGCGACACGATAAGAATTACAACTATAGATAGTATACCAGTAATAAAACACGACACAATAGTTTACGAACACTTCTACACACAAAAAGACACAATAGTTTTTTATAAGAACGTAGAAATACCAAAAACAAGGTTAGAAACACGAATAGAATACAAGTTAAAACGCGATACTATAAAAATGATTACCAGAGTAGAAGTTCAAAAGGCTAAAGCCGACGCAAAAACGAATAGAAAACCAAACTATTTATTGTTGCTTATAGGTGTTTGTATTTTAGGCTTTTTAATGTATGTAGGTGGTAAAGTAGTTAATAAGTATTTATGAAGATAATAAGGCACGGAAGCAATGTCCACGAATTGCAAATAGAAGGCAAAGAATGTAAAATTGCTATGTTAAGTGATTTACATTGGGACAATCCTAAATGTGATCGTGACTTACTTAAAAAACACTTAGACTATTGCAAAGAAGAAAACATACCTGTAATGGTTAACGGGGACTTCTTCTGCTTGATGCAAGGACGTGGGGATAATCGCAGGAATAAGTCAGATATAAGATCAGAACACAACAATGCAAAATATTTAGATTCAATAGTAACTACTGCTGTAGAATGGTTTGAGCCTTACGCAGATATTTTAACAGTCATCGGGTACGGCAATCACGAGACCGGTATAATAAAGTGGCAAGAAACTGACATTCTCCAAAGATTTGTAGACTTACTCAATTTAAAATGTAATTCTAATGTACAGACGGGCGGTTACGGTGGTTGGCTAATTGTCAAAGTAATGGATAATACAAAGATATTTAGTATAAAAATCAAGTATTTCCACGGTAGCGGAGGTGGTGGAGTAGTTACAAAAGGCGCTTTGAACTTGACACGAGCTTTAGAGCTTTATGAAGGTTGTGACGTTTACACAATGGGACATATACACGAAAATTCTGCACGTAATGACGTCAGAGATACTTTAAGCCACAACGCATACAAAGGCTATCACGTAAAACACAAGCCTATTCATTTAATGATTACAGGCACATATAAGGAGGAGTATCAGGAAGGTGCAAAAGGTTGGCACGTAGAACGAGGCGCCCCGATTAAACCAACTGGAGGTAGATTCTTAACCATAAAAACGGAACGTGACAGGTCAAATAAAGATGACGTTGTACGCAAATACATAGATTCGCACAGAATATTCTAAAAAAATTTTCATTCATAACTTACTGAAAACAAAACAGTTAAGAATAGCTGTAATTTTTTTTTGTTAAAAAGTTGTTTTTTTTGTTGATAATTAGAAAAGTTTATGTAGATTTGTATAAACAAATTAATTAATACTTAAAAAAACAAAAAATGAAAAAATCAAAAAACATCAATAACTTTTTAAACTTAAAATTTTTATTAATAGAATCTCTAAAAGCTCAAGGAGCTAAAGAGAATTGGATGTATCCAACACTCAATACTCTTAATATTCATAAAATACACTTTAATAACTAAAAACAACAGGCGGTGTAAAAGCCGCCTTTTAACACTTAAAATAATGACACGTTTAGAAAAATTAGAAACACTTGTTAAGATTGAAGAAGGCATACAATCTTATCTTAACAGGATTGAAATTGCAGAAGAAATTATAGAAAATGAAGGTTCGTATTTTCGTGAGATTCGCGACATATACACGAACAAAAAAGATACATACGAAAGATGTATTGTAAGATTAGAACAAAGATTAAATAAACAATTAAAAGAATTAAATAAATAGTTATGAAAAAATTGGAAAATATTAAAAGATTTAAACCACTTACATTTGTAGTAAGTGACGGCAAACATTCAATACACGTTAATGAATGGGAGTTAAGAGAATTACAACTGGAAGTCAAACAAGGTATTCGTGAATACGGACAAAAGGTAACTATTTTAGAAGTACCTAAAGATGGTGATGGTAGAGAGTTATATGTTACAATTACTGAAAATGGTCTGTTAAGTGGAAGTTTAGCAAACATTCAAAAAATTATAAATGGTGTTAAACATATTACTTATGGTTATACTGCTAAACAGATGCGTAGATTTAACGAATTACATCGATTAAATAAATAGATATGAAAGGAGAAATAAAAAAAAGAATCCACGACATTAACACGTTTATGAGTACAGAAGATAATGAAACGTACTTGGTAGGAAAAGACGAAAACGGAAAAGACTTTACTATGGTATTTAATACTATAGAACTATTAGAATGGCTTGATATAGACTATATGAAGTCTCAAAGCAAAAAGTATATAAACAACCTATAAGATATGAAAAGAATAATATTAATAAGTTTATTGTTGTTTAGTTGTAGACAACAAACAGAACCGAAAATAGTATATGTTAAACAATCTTGTGACAGTTTGAAACAAGCTAATATATACTTAGAGAATGAATTAAATCGATGCTATGATGAGAATCAAATACTTGGTTCGGCTTTAGCAGAATGTGAAATAAATAAATAGTTATGAAAGAAGCAAAGAAAGAATTAATATTAGGATTCGTGTTTATGTGGACTGCGTTCACAATGTATTATGTATTAATAAATTTATTGGTATGAGTTACGAAATAGAAA